TAGCGCTTTGTTCATGCGGACCAGAAAGGGGGCGACATTGACAGCATGACCAGACTGAATGGTCTGCGCGATGGTTTTGGTGAAAATGTGGTCGATGGCCGGTCGAACCCGGTCGAAACTAGCGGTAACAGATTGATGTAACCCGCGAAGATTCATGGGGGATCCTCCGTAGTTTACTCATGATCATGTCCAAAGTATATATGGACCCCCATGTTTGCCGTGTTTATAGCTAATTATACAAACGTGATTTTGTGTCCCCCACTACTAGTCGGCGAGGACGGACCGATGCTTTTCGGCATAATCTGATGCGTCGGGTCCGGTGTTCCCCCTGATTTCCGACTTGTGGTCGGAGCACTCGGAGGAGGATGCGACGTAAACTGCTGGTTTGGGTCGTCAGAGAACCGCATCTTGGCGCGGTCCAGACGCACCGTGAACCGACGATACCGCGACCGGTCTGCATACCGGTTCTTCAACTGCTTGATCATCATCAATCCGTCCTGTTCCAACTCTTCACTGGTGACCAGTGCGACTTGAAGATCAGCGGTTTGTGGCAGACCGAATGATTCGCTGGTGTCCGTCAACGACGGATCGCTACTGTCGAATCCCTCTCGATTGAACTGGGTCGCGGTGAGGACCGGGAGTTTGTACTCCACAGCCAGACCCCGAAGCTCCTCGGCGATGGCCTTGACATACGTGTAGGAGTTCACGTTCCCGCCAGCGGTGAATCGGATGCTCGCACAGAGGTTGATGTAGTCTACAATCAACAGGTCAGGGATGAACCCCTTCTTGAGGGCGAGTTCGTCCAAGAGCAACCGAAAGTGGCCTGCATGACCCATGCTGGTCGGGTATTCCTTGATGATCAGCTTACCGTATTGACGGCGGGATTTCATGTTCGCGAATGCCTGCTCATACATGAGTTTGGGCATTCGTTCGAGGTTGTCCATGGAGATATCGAGGAGGTTCGCGTCGATACGCTGCGCGATCCGTTCCTCGGCCATCTCCAGTGTGATATAGAGTACTTTCTTCCCCCGTTCAATCGCTGCGGCCGCCACGTGACACAGGAACAGAGACTTCCCGACGTTGGTGCCTGCGACAATCACGTTGAGGGTTTTGGGAGTGAGTCCACCCCCGGTAATCTCATTGAAGAGCGTCAGGTCGAACGGGATACGGACACTGTCGAGATGGAGAAGGTCGTAGCGAGCACCGATGTCTTCGAGGTAATCGTGACCCACATTCGTCTCGAACCCAACCGCGAGCGCGTCCTTGAGCAACCCCGGGACGGACGCCGCGGACTCGACATTTTTATCGATGCGGGTGATGGATTCAGAGATCGCCAAATAGAGCGCCCGCTGTTTACAGTGCGCTTCCGTCTGGTCAAGCAACCACTGACGACGACTCGCGTCTACCCGGGCGACCGCGATGACGGACTCCAACAACTTCGTGGTCTCGGTGTAGGCGGCCCCGACAAGTTCCGCTTTATCGAGCGCAATGCTAATCGCGTCAATGGTCGGAGGCACCCGATATGCGACGACGAAATCGTGAATCACCTTGAACAGTTGTTGCGCTGGAGGCGTGGAGAAATACTCCTTCCGGAGAAACGGAAACACTTTGCGGAGGTATTCTTCGTCCCGAATCAGGTGCGCGAGGATGAGCGGTTCGATCATCAGCTTTCCTCCACAACCGAGGCTGCGCTCGACGGGGTCACGACTCCCCCATAACTGAAGTGGGGACGGACATACGTCTCATCCAGCTTTTCGAGAAAGTCCTTCGTGAAGTACTTCTCGGGAGCGTCCGCAATCTTGTTCGCGGTGACCGATGCTTTCTCTCCCGGGAACGTGTAACGACCAACGACTTTCGTAACCAACCCCGCCTCAACCGCGAGGTCCAGAATGCCATAGTGGCGGTCCAATCCTCCCGTGTAGGAAATGCGCACCGACGCTTCCGTCAACTCACGGCTCAACCGGGATTTGATCATCTGGACTTTCACGATGTTCCCGATGACATTCTTCTCGGCGTCTCGTTCCTTGGCCTTCGAGAGCATCGCAATGCTGTCCGACACGTAGACCAGACCCCCGCCCCCACTCAGGGCCTTCGTCGGAACATACGCGCCCACAACCGCGTAGGTGTGGTTCGCGACAATCATTGGAACGGCGAGCTTCGCCAACCGGAGACGAAGCACCCGGAAGGTGCCCCGGAGAAGCTGCGCCTTCGTCATGTCTCGCGTGTTGTTCTGGTCCCGGACGTCCGTCACTTCCTTCTCCGACGACAGGTTCCCCAACGAGTCGAGGGCCATGATGATCGGGACGTCGCACTTTCCTGCGGCCTTCTGCTCGCCGTAATTGTCGAGAATCGCCAACACGGACTGCCGGAACTGTTCGATGGTCTCGGGTTCCACCTTTGCGATCCGCGTCAAATCCAACCCACGGTCCGTGAGCATGTGATTCGTGACCGCTGATTCAGTGTCGAAGTAGAACACCATCCCCTTGGGGTTCTGTGCCATCCACGACTTGAGAATCCCCAAAATGAAGAACGTCTTACCCGTGCCGCTCTCGCCCGCGAGACAGGTAATCTTGTTGTCCGGCATTCCCCCGAAGAGAGTGCCACTGAGCGCAGCGTTCAGTGTGTAGCTTCCGGTATCGATGAACCCTCCGAATTCCGCAGAGGATTTCCCCTCAATCGCCACGGATGCATCGGCCGGCACATTCTTGAGCAACTGGGAGAAGAGCGAGTTAGCCATGGTCAATCCCTTTCGTGTTAGAAGTCGAGCGTTGTGGACGGGCGGATCGTCCACCCAGTATACTTCACGATTCCCTCTAGCGGGGATAGAATCGTCTTCTCAAATTGCACCGACCGGTCAAGAAACTGTTCCATCTCCCATTCCGGCGGCAACGTGTTCGGTGCCGCAATGACATTGCACCGTAGCGGATTCGCGGACTTGAGATAACAGAATCGAATCTTCTCGCCATTCCGAATGAGCGGATACCGCGTATCAAGATGGGTCGCTCGAAGATGCCGATTATAGACCAACGCTCCCTTGACCTGAATCGGAGTCTTGGTCGTGAAGTCTCCGTTGGCAAGAATCGGATAATTGTCCATCCCATTGCACGTGCGCGGAGACGCAATATCCTCAAACGGTCGGGTGTCGTAGGACTCTTCAGCATCGTCGAGGATCGCGTGGAATGCGGTCTTGTCGCCACAGATAAGGTATTCGAGGGCTTGCTTCAGAATCGTTCGGGCCATCTTGGGCGTCGAAGAACGAATCGTTTCAATTCCGACGGTTTTCAGCTTCGGGGGATCGAACCGGACCCCTTCATTGTCATGCACCCACAGGAGATAGCGTTTCTTGGCAGTCCAGATTGCATACTGCGCAATCGTTTCACGTTTCATGCCTAAGATATGGGCGGGCGTATTAAACATCCGCCCAATCGTTGCGAACGCTCGATCAATCTGAGGCTGTAGCGTCCGCTCACAATAGGTATCCAGATGATCTACAATTTCGGCATCCCGGATGTTTCGAGCGACGACATCCAAGGTGACATAGATGGAGTCCGTATCGGAGGCGACCACGTAGTCCCGGTCCGTCCCAAACTCTGTGTTGAGGAACCGATTGACAATCTCTGCCACATGCCGAATAATCATCTGACCGGTCATCGTGACCGCTTCAGCGTGTCGGACGTCGAAAAACCTGAAATGCTCGTTGCCGAACGCTCCATAACAGCTATTCAGGTTGATTTTCCGGGTCATCTGCTGCAATCCCCACCGGATCGCGTCCTGTTCATACCTCAAACGGTCTTCCGGGGTCTTGGACTTGGTCGCTTTCTTAGCAGCGTCAGTTTCCTTCTTCTTTGCCTGTTTTCGCTCTTCATACAACTGAGCGAGCATAATCGGGAGAAATCCATCGCTATCTGACCTGAAAACCTGTCGATTGGGGGTCATAGACACCGACAGCACCCGCAACCACGGGAAGGGGTCTGGCAGACCCGTCAGGTCACGCAAAGCTTGGTCGATGTCTGCGCTGTCCAGATACGCAATGAGCCGCAGGAGGGACCACCGCACGATGGCAGCGTCTTCCTCGCGGACCTCGTCAATCCACGGTCGCGGGGTGCATTCTTCAGGGGTGGGGTCGCAGTTCCGTAACGCTCCCCGAACCCGCTCGACGTCTGCCACTTTGTTCCGGAGCCACTCAATGGGAAGATGCCGGTCGGGACTGATGTTCCACTGACGCATGATGGACGGATACAGGGAATTCACGTCAAACGAGACGACCCATCCATGTTTGCCAACAATGGGGTCTTTGACGTATCCTCCGACGATTTCGACTTTCTCGTCTTGATGGACGTTCGGGGGAACCGCGATCTGTTGATCATGCAACGCGTAATAAATCATCGAGTCCCACAACCGTACCTGTTTGTAGGTGTCGAGAAAATTTACACGCGCCCCGTAGGCGGTCTGCACACACAAGTCCAGATGACGAAGCTTGTTGTTGATAGCGCGAACAAGTTCGACG